AAGCAAGCCGTACGCCCTCGTTGTCTGCCCTACCGATTTTCACTGGGGCAAGTACGGTTGGGTTGATGAGGTCGGAGAAACCTACCACTTTGACGAGGCACGCAAGCGGCTGTTTGAAAAGACTCAAAGCCTCATTGAGCGCATCCCCGTTGCCCCGGAAAAAGTCTTTGTTGGGGCTGGTTCCGACTGGTTTCATGTAGATAACGACGCAGGTACTACCACAAAAGGGACACCGCAGGATATGTGCGCTTCCCCCGACGAAATCCTCATCACTGGGTGCAAGTTGGCCCGAGAACACATTGACCTCCTCCGTCAAGTGGCCCCCGTTGAAGTCGTGATGATGGCAGGCAACCATGACCGCCACTCGTCTATCGCCTTGATGATGTACCTATCAGCCGCTTACGAGGATGTAGACGATGTCACAATCACGATTACGGCTAACAATCGCCGCTACATCACCTACGGCGACACCCTACTCGGCTTCACCCACGGCGACGGTTTGTCCCGTAAGACCAACATGGCTGGCCTTATGGCCGTTGAAGCACGGGAGCAGTGGGGATTGACCAAGCACAAGGTGTGGTTCCACGGTCACCTGCATCACCAGCGCCTCACCGAAGGCGACGGTTGCCTTATCGTACAGATGCCGTCCCTCGCAGGGCACGACCGCTACCACGCTCGCTCGGGCTACACCACCTCTACTGCCGGTCTTGCCGCCTACTTTATTGACAGAGATGAGGGGTACATCGGTTCCCTCTTCGCACCAGTTGTTCACGAGGACTGAGCATGGGGTTCGCAAGAGACGGAATGCCCAAGAAGTTGCGTAAGTGCAACAATTGTGGGCGAGAAGCCATGCGTAGAACTAACGGGCACTGCAAACGATGGGACAAAGAGTTGAAGAAAAATGTGTACTGCGGCTCAATGAATGTCGTTAAAAAGGGTAGCCCTAATAAATGGAACATGGAGGATGGAATCAATGGATAAGAACCTTGAAATCTATGTCGCCGCCGCTATGAACTCCCAAGTTCACAGGAACGGGATTTTCACAAAGCGTCGGTGGTGGCAGTTTTGGTGATGCCGAACTTTAACTTTCGTCGCTCGGAGTACGACATCAAGCACTTTTATGAGTGGCTGTCGCCCGAGTACAAGTGGGCAGACCACATAGAAGAGTGGATGAACCTTTACAGCGACCGCAAGGGTGCTTCTGTCCACCGTGTCTGTATCATCGCGCCCCGTTCGCACAGCAAGTCTGCTACCCTCCGGGTCAAGTTGTTGCATTTGTGCTTGTTTGAGCAACGCAACGACAAGCCTATGGAGGTGTGGTTGTTCTCTGCCAGCATCCGTCAAGCGTCAAACCGACTTGAGGAAATCAAGACGGATATGCGACGGCACCCCGAACTTCGCAAGTACTTAGATGAGCGCAAGTCCAACAAGCAAAAAATTCAGTTCACGAACGGCGCATGGATTCAAGCGACCGGTGTAGGGTCTGCAATACGCGGTGAACACCCAGCCGTTGTTGCTCTTGATGATGTCCTCGCCGAGATGGGGGACATGACGATGGACTCCGTGCGGGATTGGTTCAAGAAGGTGGTCACGCCGATGCTTGACCCCAACACCTCCTGCTTCGTCGTAGGTACGCCAATGTCCCATACTGACCTCTACCACACCGAAATGCTGTCGGAAAAAGCAAAAGAGGTATGGAAATCGGGGGTTTGGTCAGCCTTTCCTAACTGGGACGAGCATAGGGCAGACCCCGACGAGGTTTCCTTAGCGCCACTTTGGCCCGAGTTCCGGCCAACCGAATTTCTCTTGGAACAAAAAATCTCCATGGACGACGACTTGGCCTTCGCTCAAGAGTACCTGTGCAAGGTCGTGGACGATGATGCCCAAGTGTTCAACAGGAACCTCATCCGAAAACACATAGACATAGACGCCCTCGGAGGTTTCAATGGTGAGTTCAATGACAGTACCGTCCAGTTCGTCCTCGGCTTTGACCCCGCTCATGGTATAGGTAAAGACTACTCCGTCTTAATATGCTTGCGACAGGATGAGCAGGGCTATATCCACTTTGTTGATATGTGGCGGCGAAATGACTTCCCGCCGGACCGCCAAGCCGATGTTATTATTGAGTGGGCCAAGCACTTCAAAGCCCCGGTCGCCGCTGAGGATGTCGGTTTTCAGCGCCTTTACGAAACAGTCATCGTGCAGAAGGGTGGGCACATTGACTACCGAGCCTCCAAAGCCTCCAACAAAGGCTTGAAGCAGGGCCTACTTAACAGACTTCGGGTGTGGTTTGAGCGCGAACTTGTCGTTTTCCCATACGGAAGTGCCGACATTCGGAAAAAAGTCGCTATTGTTCTTGACGAGTTGGAGTCCCATGTGTGGAAAAAGGGTGAAATCGTTGATGTCGGAAAACACAACGACACCGTCATGGCTCTCGCTCACGCAATTGACCAGTTCAAGCCGATGGCCACCGAGTACGCTCCGATGGCGACCAAAACAACCAGCATGGGCGGGTGGGGCAAGAAAAGGAAGCCGATGAAAAAAGGTGGAAAAAGGCCGAAACAGTATGGAAAGTACCCAAGATTCGGTGCATAATGCTTAAATTACACCAACCTTCAAATAGCACCAGCCGTGTGCTTTTGAACATGGCGTGGTGGAACCCTTTGACTTGGCGCACAGTTGCGGCGGCAGAAGAAACCGACCCTGTCCCTCTGCATCGCACGGCTCATCGTAGCGACAGAACCCCTTTTACCGTCATGGCCGCAGGCATTGACGACATCACAAAGGACACGAATGACTTCCGAGACAAGTACGACTACCGGAATGAATTTGACCTCTACGACAATATGCTGAACTATGACCCCGAACTCAACGGCGCTGTCCGCACTATCAGTCTTACCGCCAACAAGTACAGCGTAGGTGGGGGACGAAACAGCGCCATTCGCAACGCCATTAAGAACCTCGTTGAAGAAGTCCTTGACTTTGACGACCTGCTCATCAACGCCATGCGAAACCTCATGGTCTACGGAAATGACATCAACAAATATGTGGGCAACAGCCGAGAAGGTATCACCGAAGTCCAGTCACTACCTGTCGCTCAAATGACAATTCTTGATAATCGCCCTCCAAACACAACTACTGACAAGGACAACGCCATTCTCACCAATGAACGCTACCTTCTGCGTGAACAGGACCGAGATGTGCAGGAGTTCCCCCGTAGCGAAATCCTACACATCCGCATTGACTACCGTTCGTACTGGTATCGTGACCGCTTGGGTCGCTGGACCTACGGTGTGTGGGGCGCTTCCCGCTTTTCCTCGCTCAAGCAGGCTATCCGTGCCAAGTACAACAGCATGAATAACCGTATCGCCTTAGAGGACAGCCTCACCAAACAATACATTACTATCGGTGCAGAAGCCACCGCAGGCATCACCGACCCCGACGAAGCCAACTCCCGCCTCAGCCATGTCATGGATGAAGTGGGCGACCTGTTGGACGGACTGCGTGCTGACCAAGTGCCTATCCTCCCCCACTATGTGAACATGGAGTTCGTAGACCTCAAGAATACTGTGCCCGACAATTCGTCCTTCCTTGACGCCGTCAATGGCGACATCTCGTCGGTGCTTCATGTCCCCCGAGTCTCTATGGGTCAAGAGCGTGGTTCAACCTTCGCCGCTACCTTCAACGCCAACCAGTGGTCAGTACAGGCTATCCGCCGCTTGCAGAAGGTGTTGTCCCAATCCATGCACCAATTGTTCTCAAAGCACCTTACCCTGCTTGGTATCAATCACACGATGGCAGACTTGCCGAAGGTTATCTTTGACCCGATTGACGAAGAGTCGCCATTTGAATCTACTCGCCGTGTCGTCATGGCCCACGAGGCTGGTATCACGACCCTTAACGAAGCCCGTGAAGAACTCGGATTCGCACCAATGCGTGGGGACGAAGGCAAACAACGATATGTCAAACCAAACAGTCGTAGTTCAAGTGGCGAATTGCCACGCAACAACGAGAACAAACCGCCCGAGGAGGCTGAATGATGGGAAAAGAACACAAAGATTCAGTGAACGACCGCATGATTAAGTGGACGGCTCTGCCAGCCGTGTACCTGTGGCTTGCCGCCAGTGGTGCAGTTGTTGGTATGGGCATCCTCAAGCCCGAAGTCGTCCTTGAAAACATTGAAGGATTTATCGCCCTCATCGCGATTATCGGCGGAACTGCCCAGCCAGCCTTCGCAACCATGCTTGAATTGTGGAAGCAAGAGCAACAGACCGAAACGGAGTTGCATCCGGCAGTGATTGAGTCCCAAACCCGTGTTATGGAAAAGCGCGCTGAGTTGGAACGGCAAATGGCCCTCAAAGCCCAAGAACACAAGCATACGATGGACGCCGAAGAACGCCGTGCGAGAATTGAATTGGTTCGTGAGGGTAAGGCCGTATGGAAGAAGAAAGAGGAATGAGGGTCAAAAAGTACCGTCACCTTAGCGACGGTTGGCCCCACGAGTTCCAAACGCCATCCGAGAAGGGCTACCCTAAAGTATTTGACCTTATGAGCCACTGGGTCCTCAAGTACGACGGCATCCCAGTCGGCTACACAGGTTCGCTTGACATGGGGCACTTTCACTTTGTTGGCAACACCTTCATATTACCGGAGTACAGGCAAAGCGGCTGGCACTCCTACCTACTGTCAGTTCGCAACGCTAACCTTGGTCTACGCCCTAAAATCACTGTGCTAAACCCGATTGACGGCACGCACATGGCTAATCTTGTTAAGGTGGTCAGCAAGTTGGGCTACAAGCCGGTTTTGTCATACGAGGATGTAAGCGACATCATGTCTAAGAAGTTGTTTGCCGAAATCCTAAAGCAAGGCCAACAATTATGGCGAATGGATTAAAAGTCACACGGAGCGTGGACATATCATGCCGAGTCCTCGTGACGGAGAATCCAAGAAGGAATTCGTTGCGCGTTGCATGACAGACAGCAAGGCGGAGAAGGATTTCCCCGACCGGGACCAACGCTTCGCCTTCTGCAATAACACCTTTGAGGACAGCGACTACACTGCTTCCATTGAGACGGTGGAGGCTCTGCAATACGGCAGACCCGGCAAAAAGGATGTTCGCAAGACGCCAGCCAAACCCAGCGAGCGACGCAAGGGTTCCAAGAAAAACAAGCCGGGGTCAGCCAAGAAGCCCAACAAGTCCATTTCAATGAGCAAGGAGACTGAGGCTCGCATCCGTAAGTTGATGACCGAGCATAACAAGAAAGTAGCCGCTAAAGGCAAAGGGTCCAAAGCCAGCATGGGGGCATTGAAGTCCGTCTTTCGTCGTGGTGCTGGTGCTTTCAGCCGTAGCCACGCACCCAATATGTCCCGCACCGGATGGGGAGTTGCCCGTGTCAAGGCTTTCCTTTACCTACTACGAAACGGCCGTCCATCCAACCCCAACTACAAGCAAGACAATGACCTTCTTCCCAAGTCCCATCCTCGTAGTTCTGCAAAGGCAGGTGTAGAGGACGAAGAACCATTTACCTACGACTTCCCCGAATACGAGGATTGGGGCTTTGAATCTCCCACTATTGAATTGGAGGCCGCTGAGTATCAAGGCAAAAAGGTCACACTCAACAAACCTTTCCGCACCAGCGGTGGACCAAAGAAGTTCGCCGTTTATGTCAAGAATGAAAGCGGCAAAGTCGTTATTGTCCGCTTCGGCGACCCCAACATGGAGATAAAGCGGGACGACCCGCAACGCCGCAAGAACTTCCGTTCCCGCCACAACTGCGATAACCCCGGCCCCAAAACAAAGGCTCGGTACTGGTCCTGCAAGATGTGGGAGCGTGGAAAATCAGTCACAGACTATACGAGTGGTGAAGAAATGGACGAAGAGTATTACGAAGAGTTCTACGATGAAGAAGAAACATTGGAAGCAAACGAGCCCTGTTGTGGCGGTTGCGGTGAAAAGACTGCAAAGGAAGTGCGGAAGGATGTCTACGACAACCCCGGACAGGCCGCCGGTCGTGCCGAAGAAATCGGTTGCGAAGGCATCCACTCCCATAAGGAAGGGGACGACACTGTCTTCATGCCCTGCAAGTCCCACGAAGAATACAAAGAAAAGACCGGAGAGACGGTCGCATATTATCGTGATGATGACGAGGACAAAATGAAGAAAGCGTCCGAGTGCGGTATCGGTGAGGAACTCATCGGTGGCGAGTGCGTCCGTGTCGCTGTCACCTGCGACATTGAGATTGACAGCATAGAGACTCGGATTGAAGCATCAACCGGCAAGACGGTTATGCGAATCAGCGGTGTGGCTTTCACTGACGGCGTGAACAAGAACTCATGGGGCATTCGCCCTGCTCTTGCTAAGAAACTTGCTAAGGAAATGGTCGGTGCAGATGTGACGCTCAACCACCCGAAGGCCGAGATGGGTCGCTTCACCCGTAACATGGATGGCGGCACCAACGAAGCCACGGTCGGAGAAGTCACCGAAGCAACCTACAACGAGCGCAAGGGCGGCTATGTTGTCCGCTATGTTGCTGAGGTTGTTCGCCAAGAACTGTTCTCGGCCCTTGAGTCCGGGCTTTACCTCCGCCCCGAATATGGCGTGTCTATCGGCGGAACTGGCATCCCCTCGGAAGTCATTGAGGCCGAAGAAGCAGGCGGCCGCCCGACCATGTGGTTTGCCGACGATTTCGACTTTGACCACCTCGCAATCGTGTACCGTCCCGCATATCGGGAGGCAAACATTGAGAAAGTTGAGAAGGTTGAAGCCTCAACAACGCTTAAGTATCAAACCGATAGTAGCGATAATCAACCGAAGGTGAGCAAAATGACCGACGAAGAAATCAACATGGCCTCCGAACTTGAGGCTCTCAAAGCCGAACTCGTTCTGCGAGAAGCCAAGATTGCTGAATTTGAAGCCGCAGAAGAAGCCCGTGCCGAAGAATCCCGTGTTGCCCTTGTGAACAAGGCCAGCGAACTCGGCCTCAAGGGACACGACGACTTCTCCACCGAAACCCTCAACACTTTGATTGCATCGTGGGAAGCATCCCGCCCTGCTGTTGAGGAGCCCGCAGTTGAGATGGCACCAGCCGTCCCTGCCTCCGAACCTGCCGTCGCTTCCGAGTCGGCAGAACCCGTGGTCGCCAACTACCTTAACGGCGAACTCATTGAAACTCCGCAGACCCTTTACGCTCGTGCCTACAACGCATGGGCCAAGGCTTACAACCAAGTTATGGTCGGCGAGACGAAAGCAAAACTTTACGAACAATTGGAGTGATAAAAGATGACGATGTATTCCGGACTGAGCCCCGTTAACGGGAAAGACATTCAAAACACCTTTAGCGAAAGCGGACTTTTGGTTATGCACCACGCAAGTGGCCTCAAAATCACCGCATCGGTGACCGACAAGCCCTTCGCTGTCACGATTGACGAATCCAGCCGTGGCGCTGATAACGCTCTTGAAGCCGCAGGAACCGGCACCGTCGGTATCGTCGGCCTCTCCGGTGTGCAGTTTATCCGCTGTCTCGCCATCTCCGGCATTAAGCAAGGTGCCCGCCTCTACACCGCCCAAACCGCTGGTGCTGATGGCCATGTTGATGACGATTCCTCTAACTCCTCCACTTTCGTTGGCGTCTACATGGGCGAAGACGGAATTGACATCGCCGCCGGCGACCTTGTCCCAGTGCTGTGCGCTGGCATCGTGGAGTGATGAAAAAACCCGAAGAACAAAAGGAAGTGAAAAATATGAGCAACCAATCCCTTGAAGAAATTTTGAATGTCAGCGCCGCAACCGGTCCTTTTGGTAAGGGCGACGCTGTCCTTGAGCAGACTCTCCGAGACTTCATCCAACTTCAATCCACTACGATTGCTGTTGGAACGCAAGTCGTGGGTGTCCGCACCGTTGGCTGGCTGACCTTTACTTGGTACACGGGTGCCGAGGGTACTTTCAAGTACCCACTGTACGACAACGCTGTTGTGGACCCAACCAAGATTGGCACGCAGAACTACTCCGTCCACTTGGAAAAGGGACAGGGTCGCTGTGTGTTCCTTGACTCCACCCTCATGCGTGGCGAATCCTTTGAGAACATGAACCGACAACAGTTGGCTATCATCCAAGCCCGTGCCGACCTCATCGACAACCACATTCTCGGTAAGTTGCACGGTGGCGCTGGTCAATCCGTTGCCGCTACCGCTGTTTGGGGCAACTCCTCCGATGACCCCGAGGCTGACATCATGGGTGCTATGGACAAGATTTTCGAGAACGGTCGTGTGAACGGCAACGAGCCAATGGCTCTCATCTTGCCTGCTTCGTGCCGACAGCACATGATGAACACCCGCCTATACACCAACCTGTTGCAGTCTCTCCAAGAGCGCATCAACAGCATGGTGTCCTTGGATGTTCTTTACACCCGAGACTTCGGCACCGGTGCCGCTCTTGGCTCCGATGCTCTGCTCCTCATCAAGGGCGCACAGACGGCCGAGTTCTTCACCTACAACGGCGACGGCTTCCAAGAAACCGAACTCACCCGAATTGAGGGTGTCGGCTTCTCGTGGCTCCTCACCTCCTACATGGGAACTGTGATTCACGAACACCAAGATGGTGCCGCCTCCGGTAAGAACAACCGGATTTGTAAAATCACCGGCGTCATCGCTTGAGGTTGATTCCTCATGGCTGAATCAAAAGCCGCACTCGTGCGGCAATTGAAGGAGCGTGGCTTGCCCGTGCCAAAAGGCGCTAAGGTTGCTGAACTGCAACACCGCCTCAAGCACTGGAAGAGTCCCAACGGCTACCTTATGCGACTGGCTCTGCCTGTCAAGAAGGGCACGCTGGCGGAACTGTTCACGCCCGAGCAGGTGTATTGGGTCCCCGATAGTGAGTTCGCTAACGCACTGGCCAAGACTCAAGTGATTTACATTATGAGTCGCGCCCTCACTCCACCCACCGGTGTTATCGTCTTGGATGTCCCAAATGACTTTTAATCACACGCTGGATAGGTGGTATCATGGCGGTAACATCCGATAGCATTCGGGACTTGCTCAATCGTCCGAGAGGACTGAATGCGGCAACGATTACCGAACTTATCACTGTCCGCACCAACGAGGTGAACAAGTTCTCCCGTGGGTCCCTCTACGGGGTCGGCGAGAACGCCGTCACGACTGACCTCAAGGAAGGCGCTATCAAAATGCTGGTGTGCCTTGACTGCCTTAACATTCTCATTGATACCGTGCCGTCGTATTACAGTGAAAGCGAGAGAAGCGTCTACGACCGCCGGTTCCAACAGCAAATTGAAGCGTTTCAGCGCAGGGCTGATGAAGCCGTAGCGTTGATTCGTGAAGCAGAAGGCTCGGCCTTCGTTGTCAAGAAAACCACCTCTCGCATCGCAAGCGACTAAGGTGAGTAAATGGCAGATAGATACTGGATTTCAAACGCCGACAGTAACGCCAACACAGCGTCTAACTGGGCGACCAACGCTGACGGCACAGGGTCCTCCGGCGTTCCTGCGGCAAGCGATGATGTGTACATCGGCCATGCCACTACCTTAGCCGCTGGTAAGGGCAACGGTGTTTGCACATGGGACATCACACCCACCATTGATACCATGACGGTGTACGAAGGTTACAACTCAATTAGCGAAACAGACACCGTTATTTCATTCACTGCCCCGTCCACAATCACGCACGCTGATGTAGATTGGGACGAGGCCGGTTATCGTGTCGGCATGAAAATCGTCATCACTGGGGCTAACGAGGCTACCAACAATGCAACCTTTGACATCACGGCGATAACCAATAACGAAATAACAATCTCGCAGACCACGCTTACGACAGAAGCGGCCAGTGCTTCAATCACTGTGGCCTACAACGCATACCTTGATGTGCAGGCGGACTTTGGTATGAACCTGTTGACCCTTGACGGCAACATCCGCAACACCTCGGGCTCCAATAACTCAATTACTTTCTCCGGCACGCACGCCAGCGGTAGCAATAACCGCTACATCCTCAACAAGAGCAACCAAACGGCCACGGCGGCTGACCTCACCTATGTGATTGACGGTTCAGCCAACGGCGCTGTGGCTACCTACTTTGACGATGGCAACTACCCGTCAGTGAGTATCACCGGCCCCACCACTATTTCTTTCGGCCACAAAGCCCCTACCTCTACGGAACACAGGGAGGTTTTGATGAACTCATTTGCGGCTGGTAGTTCCGTCATCACAGCGGTTGATTCATCAGCCACACCTCGCAACAACCAAAGCCGCAGGTTCGTGATTGAAGCCGCATCGGCGTTCTCAGTGTCGGGTACTACATTTGACGCTGGCAAGTCCACATGGGAGTTCCAGTTGGACAGTGCGTCTTTCGCATTTCCGGTGTCCGACGACACCAAGACCTACCGTTGGTACAATATCTCAATCACAAGTAAGGCCGCTGGTCGTAAGGCCACAATACCCACCAACAGGACTCTCAGTGTGAACAGCATCACGGTTGGAGTCAATGCAGTGCTTGAAGGTCATAAAACGAGAGGCGAAGCGTCAAGCACGGTCGTGTCAGTGCGCCGACCTAAAATCCTCGGCGCTTGGAACTTCTCACAGTTAAGCGACGGCGTCTACACATCCCTCATGGAGACTGCCTTCCCAATTACACCCTCACAAGGTGCTTCAACAACAGTGCAGTTGTCAAACGGCGCTGGTGCTTTCACAAACGATGAGAACTTGTCCTTCGCAAGCGACACGCTGACAGTGGACAAGGGGCTGAAAATTTTGGAAGGTGCAGACCACCCCACGGCACCAGCCGCAGGTACAGGTGTCCTGTGGGTCAAGAACGGCGCACCTAACACGCTGGTGTTCACTGACGACGCAGGAACAGACACCACGCTTGGTTCGGGTGGCGGCGGTGCGTCTTACACCGATGCTGATGCCATTTCCGCTGTTGAAGGTGAGGCTGACCTTGACCTCACAGGTGATGTGAGCCTTGCCGCCAACAAAGAATTGACAATCAATGAGTCCACCTATTCGGCATCGTCCAAGAACAACGACGACACAAAGGTTCTCGTTTCGGCGGATTCAACAGGAACCAATGACGCTCTTTTTCGTGTTGATACCGATGCTGGATTTTTGCGAATCGGGCCGCAAAACACCGGTTATTGCCACTTCTACACGGACAGAAGTTCATTTTACTTTAATCGCAACATTGAGATGGATGGAGGGTCATTCCAAGCCTACAATGACGACCTACAAATCCTAACGACCACCACATCGGGCGATGCAACCCGCATTTATGTTGATGCTGGCGTAGACGAATGCCGTGTGGGTATTGGTAACGGCTTTACATCATCCAACCTTCCCGAAAAGGAACTCCATGTCCGAGGAAACATGGTTATTGAGGACCCGACCTCCGATGGTTCGTCTGACCATTTGCTTGAAATTAAATCGGATTCATCGTCAACTCCCGACAACGCCCGCATTCTCGTCTCGGCTGACACCGATGCCAAACTGCCTCTCATCCACTTAAGAGACATTGAAGCAAATTCGGGAACATTCAGCACACACTACTCGGCTTACATTGGTCTTGACAGAGCATCACCAATTGTCACCGGCTCGGCTCAAAACGACTTGCTGATTGCTAACGGAAACTACAACAAAGACATTCACTTTTTAACCAACCCAACCTCTAACGGAACACAAGCGCAGGCCAAAATGACGATTGCCGCAGATGGCGATGTAGGTATCGGCACAACAACTCCCGCCCAAAAACTTGATGTGGCCGGTACTATCCGACAGAGTGGTGCGACATCATCCGTTCTTGCGGCTAACGCTAACGGCGATATTGGTGCGGCAACCGCCCTTACGAATGCGTCGCAACAATCACACACGGCACTTCCAAGCCTAACAGGCCCAGCACCTCCGGGTGCCGGTGACGCCATGCACGGTGATGTAGCGGCTATACACACTACTCTTGACGAAGTAGTTGATGCTCTTAAGGCATTTGGGATTTTGTGATGCTATATGAAAAGAAAAGGAAAAATCGTGTACACGCCGCCCGAGCGGTGCTACACTAATGTGAACATTGAAGAGACACCCCACGGGTACGCAGTATATAGGCAAGGTGCCGATAGGCCATTCACGCTGATTCCCACCTCCGCCGTCAAACAAATAGAGTACAAAGAGGAATGAACATGGACATTGAATACGCACTTATGGTTGGGACTGCAATCTTGATAGACCTGCTCGTGCTTGCCTACGCTGGCAAGTGGTTGGTCGCCAAGTGGAAGGAGATGAAGGCTGACGGCAAAATCACCGTTGATGAAGTCCTTGATGCCGCCGAAGAGGTGGTAGAGATGGTCAAAGAAACCGTTGAGAAGTTGGAAGGCGAAGAAGAATGAGCGATGAACGCTTTGAATCCATTGAGGAACGACTTGTCCTGCTTGAGCAGGCCGTCTTTGAATTGTCCACTATGGCAAAGTACCTCAAGTATGCCGCTATCGCCCTGTTCGCTTCACTTGGTGTTGATGTGCAGGGGGCGATGTGATGACCTACTGCGCTAACACTGATGTCGCTATCCGCCTCGGCCTTGATGCCGCGCAACGCACACGCGCTGATTCACGCATCACAAGTGCTGTGAGTCGTGCCGCAATCCACATCAACCAAGAGTTCCGAGACTACGGCCGTGATGCACCTACTGGTGCTACCGGTACGATGCTTGGTGTCCTCAAGGAGATTTGCGCTGACCTTGCCGCCTCCATCTATCTTGAGGATGACGCTATGTTCCATACTTCGGGAGGCGACCCGGTTCGCTCCAATGTCCTACGGATGAGAGCGACTGCCGAATTGAAGAGGCTCGCGCATTTGGGGACTGTGAGTTGAGATGTCATTTACGCTTGAGCATGGCCGTGGCTTCGTAGACGCCTTCTTCCACTACGACAGTAGGACCATTGACCGAATGGTAGGGGAGTTCGGCAAGAATGCCAACGACCAACTTGAGCAGGCAATCGTGGACATCCTCAAGCGAGAACTACGCAACACGCAACGCTACATCAAGAATGAGTTGCCTCCTTCGCAACAGGACATGGCGACCGCAGTAGCGGACTCGCTGGCTGTTGAGGTCCTCAAGTCCAACTCGGGTGAAGTTGAGGTCCGCTTCGGAAGCGACCCTATGGATGAAGGCGGTGTCACCGGTTCCCGTGGCGGTAAATTGGCCCTGTACCTGCAACACGGTGTAGATGAGTTCCCCTACGGGTTCACCTTCAAGACCATTAAGAACACCCGATTTTGGGGCGGCGGTGACGGTTTCATCAACGCTAAGACCGGACGCAACATGACGCACAAAGGTTTTAAGCGCATCGGCTGGCTGGAAGAAGCACAGCAAGGTGCGTTGCCCGACATTGAGGCGGCAATCCTTGAGGCATTAGAAAAGGAGTGGGGCTGATGGCGATAGCGGCGACAACAGATTTTTGGACAAGTAGATTCAACGGTGGTGACCCGTCCAACCTCACTGGGTTTGGGCAGGACAACAACTCATTTACGAGACTTACGGGCAGTGGTGCTAACGGTGCTGAGACTGCCGATGGCTCATGGAGAATCAGCGGCAGTGGTGGTCAAGTGTACGGCGTAGTGCCTACGACCAACGATTATACTATGGTGGCCTGTTTCAAGTACAACACTGCGCCCGACGATGGCCGACCGATTATGACCCTTAAAAACGGGACACATTTAGTACAGGTAGTTTCGGACGGAACAACCGACAAAGTCAAATTGGTGGGGTCCAGCACTGTCACCAGCAGTGGTGGTTTGGATTTGGGGTGCCAAGCCTCGTTTGAGCCGTCACCTATCATGCTAAGGTTGACACTTGACAGCACAGGTAACGCAAAATTGTACATACGAGAAATCGTAGAAGATGACGACGGTACAAGCCAAGTCCTTTCGGTATCGGCAACAACACTTGACCCTGCTGGTGCAAAAAGCATTGAGTGGGGCAACGAGTTCGGGGACATAACATGGAACAATGTGTATGTAAGTGATATGGGCGCATTCAGCCCCGATGAGATGTCCACCTCGCCGTTCGTGACCGACAGCCTGCTTCGCATGGGTATGTCAATGGTACAACGCCTCAAGGACAGCAAGCGGTTCTTCCTCAAGAATTATGTGGACGACTCCTCCATCGTCTACGGGTTTGACATCTCGTCGGACATGATTTCACGCATCGCCCCACCCTCCATCCACCTTATCCTGCGACAGATGGACTCCCCGTCCTTTACGACGCTGGGAGGTTCTCGGATTGAGCAGAACTTCACCGTGGTCATTTTTGTGGCCACCCGAGGTAGCGACTATAAAAGTGCATACCGTTCGGGCATGAACATCGCCGGTGACATTTTTGACGAGTTGTACACCACGACGGGTCTGCTCGGCACGACTGACAGCCTTACGAACTATGTCATCCAATTTGACACCAAGATGGACAACGACGAGGTCGTTTGTGTTCACCGCATGGAGATGACTTATATGCGGCGACTGAACCTGCAACACCGGTGAAACCTTCAAATAACACCTCGGGGATAGCCCCACACAGGGAATAAACCATGTCGTCCAATTTTGCATATCGCTATGTATCGCTGACGCCCGAACACACAACCAGCACTGGTGTCCGCTCATACGGCACCGCTTCCGCTGGTTCCGATGCTGAGTTGTTTGGCGAAGTTGATGACGAGTCCTTCCAGCATTTGTTTGAACTCTTGACTCGCAACGACATGAGCCACTACGGTGTCAGCAAGTCGCTGAACGGTAAGGAATACTCCGAAGGTGGATTGAATCTCGTGGCGCAAGGCGACGACTTCTGCGGAATGCTTTTCTACGGCGTCTACGGCGACAAAAGCAGTGCGGACTCTACCGCCTATACCTTTGACGGCTCAACAGAAACCCACACCTTCAAAGAGGGTAAAGACCACATTCTCCCCTCCTTCACCATCAAGGTAGGTCGTGAGGACAAGGAACACACCTACACTGGTATGTGTGTGTCCCGTCTCGGCCTCAGCGCCACTGTCGGTGAATATGTCACCCTGTCTGCCGACTTCACCGGTAAGGCCGAGTCTGCCCAAGGTGCCCTTGAATCCAGTGTGACTTACACAGGAAGTGGTGCTGACGGTCTGCACTTTGCTGACGGTGTCATCAAGTTCTCATCGGACGGTGCCGCAAACAGCGCAGTAGCCTCCATCAAGAGCATTTCATTTGAAATCAACACGAACTTGAACACCGACGATGCCTGCTCAATCGGTTCTCAAACATACAGCCGACAACCCGAGCCTCAACTCCGTGAAATCACCGGTACAATTGAGTTCTCCCGCCCAGTTATGACCGCCGACGCCAGCACGGATGCACCTTCCTACGCTCAATTGACGGCAACCGACGGTTTGGCTTACACTGGCGACGCCGCTGATGCCGCAATCAGCGCACAGTTCTCGTCGGCCGGAACTGGCGACATCAAATTTGAAGTGTTCAAGTGCCGATTTGAAGCGCCCAGCGTCAATGTGTCGGGCCGTGATTCGTCCACCATGACGGTGAACTTCGTCGGACTCTACGATACCACTGTTGAGGCCATGAGCCGAACAACCGTCATCGTTGAAGGCAACGCTAAGGGTCGCTACTCCACGCTTTGAGGTGGTCTAAGTGCCTATCAACGACCCAACCAAAGTCACTTGTGTAAAGGTTGAGACAAGCATGGCTACCATGCACACGGACCTGCAAGCGTCCCTCCGTGCCACGCTGGTTGCTACTGATGAACTTCTTGACATTTCCGTCATCCGGCAGGACAACGGGAACAATGTCGTGGTCGTCTACACATACGAAGATGTGTCCCCTTGAGGTGAATGAATGAAGCGAATCCCAGCAACCCGTGTCAGCCGCCGAGGGCGACGACTGAATGAACTCAATGCCCCTGTGGTTGAAGAAGCCGAGGAGCCAGTAGTTGAGGAACCAGTAGTAGAGGTTCCCAAGCCAAAGCCGAAGCGAAAGCCTCGTAAGAAAAAGACAAGCAAAGCAAAGAAGAGTGAAGAAGATGGCGGTACTGAAAAAACAATTTGAAGTTGGTAGCAAGACGATTTGGGTTAGACAGGCAAGCGGCATGGAACGCTTGCGGTTTGAAACCATGTTGGCGAAAACATTCCGAAAGTTCAAGCACTTCGGGTTTGACCAGTCCACTTGGACTGACGAACAGCAGGAAGAGTTCATGGTCGCGTTGGAAGAGATGGGAGGCGGCATGGAAAGCCAAATCCTGTCCCTTGTCCCCCCTTGTATCTTGGAGGAGGGGTTCAACATGGACTTGCTGGACAGGGACGAACTCATGGAGATTTTTGAGTTCGTTCGGGGCGATGACCCCGAAGGCGCAGTCCCTTTGGACTCGTGAGCAAAGTAGCACCTGCACTTTGTTCCTCCTACAAGGGCGTGATGCCCAGCGACTTGCTGGAAAGGTACACCTGTGAAGGAGGAATGTTGAGATTGGACTACGACCTCGCTACCCTCAATGAGATTCACGACCAAATCAAGGAGTCTCAGCCGGAGTCCAAGAACAATGGTGCGGCTATGGAGGCCCGCCGTAAGCAACGGCGAGCGTCCGCTACGATGTCCAGTGGGGACATGGTGCAATTTTTAAGGGACAACTCGTTTATAGACGAAGCGAAGGGAGCGTGATAGCGTGACACGAATCGGTGCATCACAAGCGTTCTTTAACATCGTCGCTCAGTTCAACGCTGAGAAGTTGATTAAGGACACCCGGTCGCTCAACACTGTGATGAAGGCTGTGTCGCTGGACACTTTCGAGGCCATCCTAAAGCCGATTGATGACATGATAATGCAGATGGATAACGCCATCAATTCAGTTCAGCAATTCGGTGTGGAGTTGGGCAACGCCACGATTGAATTTGAGAAGTTCTACGGCGAAGCGGGCAACATGGAGCAGGTCAAAGACGACCTTATCGCAGTCGGTCAAGCCTACGGTATCGTGGGTACAGAAGCCCTTGCCGCCGGTTCCCGCGCCGCACAGGTCGCTAATCTCATCGGGCGGCAGAATGTAGAGTTGCTCGTTGAGCAAGCCGCCATCCTCGCTGAGATTTCCGACTTGACCCACGAAGAAGCACAGCGTGGGCTTATCCAACTCAACCAGCAGGCCGGTGTCCTCTACGGTGAGATGACACGACAGCAGGTCATGTCCCTCTCGGCCCGTGAGCAAGAAATCGTGCTTAACGAGAACGCCGCACGCACATTGGATGTACTCAACACCGTGGCTAACCGGTCGGTCGCACTTGAAGGTGACTTGGTCAAGACGATGACCAACTTCGCCTCCGGTGCAAAGTTGGCTGGTGACTCGTTTGAGTTCATGGCCGCCGCCTCCGCCACCCTACTGGAAGCGGGTGAAGAACAGGGTACGGCTGGTCGTGCCCTGCGTATGATGTACGCTCGTCTCGGTGGCGACATCAATGGGGCGCGTAGCAAGGTAGAGGCTCTCGGCTTTTCATTCACTGACCAAAACGGGCAGATGAAGTCCATGCAGGGCATCCTTGAGGACTTGCACAGCAAAGGCTGGTCCCAACTCAACCCGGCCATGAAACAGAACATCGCGCAGACCATCGCTGGTAACCGACACTATGTCCGTTTCATCAAGTTGATGGAGAACTACGAGCGTGTCACACAGTTAGCCGCAGATGCAAACCTGCGGTTGGATTCGGCGTCGCAACAGGCCCAGCGTGCTTTGTCCACCAATGTTCGTGAGTTGGAGAGAGCAGAGACGAGAGTGCAGAATCTACAAGCCGCTATCGGTGAGGGGCTGACACCCTTTATGACTGGGCAGACTGAGGCGTTCGGGGACTTCTTGGCCGCTACGGAAATGCTGACCGACGGCCTCGGTGATATGGGGAAGCACATTGGTCGCTTGATGGGTGTTTTCAAGGTCACGCAAGGTTTCATCAAGTTCGGTATCGCGCTTCAATCAATCAGCATTGGTATGGAGATGTTCGCATCGGTTCAGCGTAGCCTGCAAGGCGTTGAAATCGCCGTGTCAAACCTGCACAGCAAGCAGTCCTCCTACAAAGGCTTCAATGTAGCGATGACCAACGATGAGAAAGACATTTTGCAGGGCATCCTCCACATTCAGCAAACCATCAACCGCTTCAACAAAGAGCAACAACTCATCAAGGCTGAAATGGTTGCAGACGAACGCATCCTCGCTGATTTGAACAGAGAGAGAGCCGAATACGAAGAACGCATCAAAGCGAGAGCGAATGAGATTGTTGCCAATGAGGAGAGGCGAGTGGCTACCATCCAGTTGAGAACCAGCCTTGAAGCGGCGGGTGAACAAATTTACGCAAGACGGGCCGCTCGTATTGACTACGAGTTGAAAACTGGTCAAGAACTACTTGAAATGCAGAAGAACATCTACTCACAAAAGGTGGGTGCTGAGGACGCCTATATGCGGCAGATGCTCGCTGACTTTGAGGTGTTTGGTTCTTTCAACGAAGAGGAGCGTATGGCGCTACGGCAAAAGAATGATGAACTGCGCGAACAACACAGTATTCTGCAAACCATCAAGGCGGAAAACGAAGCCATGCGTGTTCTCCGATACTACGATGACGAAGGTAGAGAGCAAACACACCGAGAGGGTATGCTCAAAATCAGTAAGGAAGAGTTGGCGATTCTTCAACAGACGATTGCAGGTGAGCAGAAAAAGACCGAAGCCCTCATAGCGAGAACCGAAGCACGGGGTGGTAGCGAAACCGAATACATGAGATTCCTTGAGGACCAAAGCGCGCAACTTGCCGCCCTCACCCGTGGCATTGACTTCAACACAGGCGCAGTGAACTTGAATGATACCGGGTTCAAGGGGCTGATGACTACCATTAAGCAAGTCGCCGGTGCCTACTATCAAACCGAGCGAGCAATCCGTACTGTTGATGCCGCAGACGCCGATGGGTACACCATGCGAAAGCAAATCCTCGTCCTCGGCAACCAGCGTCGGGCTTTGGAAAAGGCGCAGGCTGGCGACAAGAGGGCGCTTGCAGAACTGACTACGATGGAGATTGAAGCCAACTCCCGTCTCAAACCGTTGATTGAGCAAATCAACCAAGCCGAAGCCAACAGCGTGAAACAAAAGAAGTTGATGGCAGAAGCCATTGAAATACTGACGATGGAGACAAACGAGCAGACCGATGCACTTAAGAAGCAGGCGGCCGCTCAGTACAAAAGCAGTGAATCCTATATCGCCGATGTGAACAGGGCGAAAGCGGCGCAAAAATCATTTAACTTGGGTCTTTCTAACACTTTGGGTCTGCTTGCCGGTATGGTGGGTGGCGATAACGAAAAAAACAGAGTGTTGGGGGCCGCAATCTCAATGGGTCTGCTTTCCACGCAGATTATGACTGCCGGAGCCGCCGCTCTCGCCTCGGGCAAAAAGTTGGCCTTCCTCCAATATGACATCTACAAAGTGCAAATGGCGGCAAAGTACGGCTGGACTCAACTGACAATGTTCAACAAGGCCCTAATCGTCACGAGAACTGCCATCTCCATGATAGCGCCATTGGCCTTGGTCGCTGGCGGTATGTTCCTGCTGGCCAAAGAGTCGCAGAATAACGCTGAAATCATGGAAGACATGAATGAGCAAATGAATGAATTTGAATCTACGCTCGGTAGATTGAGTGGCAGTACAAAGATATTCGCTGATGACACGCTCGCCGGTATGCTGGGTGTTTCAAATTATCAATTGAAGGACTTGAAGGACAACGCGCAACTCACCGAAGAGGTCTTTGAAAAAGTCAGCAACCACAGCCTCAACCTATCTCAAGGACTGCAAGAAAGTGTCGCTGAATCACTTCAACTGTTGGATGTGTTGCGAAGTATGCAACAGGAGAAAAACCTGTACGACGAAAAAGCATTTTTCCAGTTGAAAGCAGGTGGTTTAGATAGGTTCGGCGTATCGGACAGACTCGGAGCAATCTTCGGGATAGGTAAGTCCGAGCGAGAAACCATGCTCGCTTTCTATAAGGATGTAGGTATAGAGGTTAATGAAGAGTTCTACACGAATGCGTTCGCTCTCCCCGACGCCTATTTGCTTGAAACTTTGTTCCTTGACGCTTCTGCGGCTATGGAGTCGGGCTTCAAACTTTCGGCAGAGCAAATGGGAATGCTGGGCGAAGTGTTCGGCGATGATGTGTTCGCCATCCTTCAAGGAATGAACTCTCTCGTGACCACACTTGACATGAACAACTACTATTTAGGCCAACTTGGTGAGACTGCCGACGATACTGCTATGGGCATTGGGAATGCGGCGAGTGAGATTGAAAACCTCACCAAAGAAGTGTACAACTTCGGCAACGCCCGTGAGGAGTTGTTCTTTGGAGGTAAGTACGGGAATGTCACCGGCTCGCTGTACAAGCAGGTGGTGACGCAAGGCGTGGGGACGCTCTATCACAAGAATGAGGTGATTATGAGCAACAACTTCCACGGATTCTTCAACGAGAGAGAAGCGGCGGCGAAGATTATAGCCGTGTTAGATGAGTACATAGCGACAGGTGCGACAGCATGAGGGCAGTAGATAGGCGATTCACATTTTGGATGGCGGGGTACTACGACGACTTCCTCGGCGCAGTTGCACTGCCCGACGACCTCAACGACCCGTCGCTTGACTACAAGTCCCACAAAACGCACGCAGGGAACGCTATCACCGGCTACGCACCGATGAACCCACGCTACGCCCACGCCTTCGTAGAACGAGAGGATGGGGCTACCGGCCGATTCAACAACGCCGCTCTCACCGGTGGCGCACAGTACAAGGTGAACGCTGGCATCCACGACTGGCTCGGCTTTGACGCCA